AGATTCTTGCAGTTGGTTGGAAAGGGTCTAGCACCTGCATTTGAAAAGTTAATGGATATTGTAAATCGTCTTGGTAGAAACTTAGCACAGTTTGTTAAGTTTATTACATTTGGTAAAGTTGACATGACCGACTTGTATGATTCTCCGCAAGATAAATTGAGAAAAAGACAAGAAGAAATCAGAGATTTAGAAGCTAAAAAAGAACATGCTGGGTATGATGGCATGGGTGGATACAATGAAACTCAACGTGCTATCGAACAAGCAGAATACGAAAAAGAAATTCAAGCTAAGAAAGCAGAAATTTCTAGACTTAGAAAAGAAATGGGTGTTCAAGACAACCAACAGGCAATCGATGCAGCACAACGAGAAGTTAATGCAGCCGAAGCTAGGTTACGTATCGCTAAAGAATTAACAATGAAGCAAATGAATCTAACCGAAGAAAGGTTAGACAAATCATCCGATGAAGAAAAGAAGATATTTGCGGATCAATTAGCTAAGAACAATAAAGAATGGACTAACGTTTTACGAGATAGCAGAGATAAATTGCTTCAAGAAATGAAGAAGCAGGACGAAGCAATGGCTGGTGCAATGCAACCTGGTTCAGGTGCCACCGGCGATACTAGTGGTGCTACTGGAAGCAACGGTGGTTCAGGTGTCACTAAGATTGTTGGAGCAGATGGTAAGACCGAAACTAGAACCGGTGGTACTATCTCTTGGAGAAACAACAACCCTGGTAACTTACGCTACAACAGTTTTGTTAAAGGTCTGGGTGCTATCGGTGAATCAGGTGGATTTGCTGTATTTGCTTCTGAAGAAGCAGGTAACAAAGCCAGAGAATCTATGTTGTTCGGTGGCGCAGATAAGAAGTATGTGAATGCAACTATTGCAGAAGCAATTCAAATGTACGCACCACCATCTGAAAATAATACAGAGGCATATATTAGACAAGTTGTTACTGCAACAGGTGCTGATAGAAATGCTAAACTGTCATCATTAAGTGTTACTCAACGTCAAAGCATGTTGAACGCTATGAAACAACATGAGGGTTGGAAACAAGGGGATGTTCAGAAGGCAGCTACAGGTGGTATATTCTCAGGACCTTCGGGTGGATATCCTGTCATGCTTCATGGTAACGAAGTTGTCATTCCTATGCCCAACACGAACGCACTTGATTCAATATCGCAAGTAAATAAGAAACCATTACCCGATTCAATGATGCAAGGGTCACAAATTGACATGGCACCGTTTTTCAATATGATGGCTGACAAGTTTGATGAACTTATCAGACACGCCCGTGATACCCATGGAACACAAGAAGAATTATTACGTCACGCACGTAGTTAAACGATAAATATAATTATGGCATATAAGAAACGTTTCACCGCCCCTAACACCACTGGTGCACTAAGCCCTATTTCCGGCAACAATAGCAATAATGGTGCGTGGAACAGTGGATCACCTACATTCAATAACCAAGATTTTGGTTACAAGAACTATCAAAGCAGATTACCTGAGATTTACACAGGACATCCAAACCGTATTGAACGTTATAACCAGTACGAAATGATGGACGTAGATGCTGAAATCAACGCATGTTTAGACATTTTAGCTGAGTTCAGTACACAGAAAAATGACCAAAACAACACGCCTTTTGAGATTGTTTTCCACGAAGATCCTACTCCCCATGAAGTAGAACTAGTAAAAAAACAGCTTCAACAGTGGTGTAAGTTGAATGAATTCGATACTAGAGTGTTCAAAATGTTCCGTAATAGTATCAAATTTGGCGACCAAATCTTTATCAGAGACCCGGAAAACTTCAAGTTATACTGGGTTGACATGACTAAAGTTACTAAAGTTATCGTTAACGAAAGTGAGGGCAAGAAGCCTGAGCAGTATGTTATCAAAGATATCAACCCTAACTTACAGAACTTAACTGTAGCTGAGAAAGTCAGCACAGATTTTAACACCCCGACAGGTGCAGGTGGCTATTCAGCCCCATCTAACTATACAGTCCCTCAAGCAGGATCTGCTGGTTCAAGCGGAAGTCGCTTCCAATTGGGTATCAACGAAGGTGCTATAGATGCTAAACACATCGTTCACTTGAGTTTGACTGAAGGCTTAGACAGATATTGGCCTTTTGGTCAGTCAGTTCTTGAAAACATTTTCAAAGTATACAAGCAAAAAGAATTATTAGAAGATGCAATTCTAATCTACCGTATATCTCGTGCTCCGGAACGTAGAGTTTTCAAGATTGACGTAGGTAACATGCCAAGTCACATGGCTATGGCATTCGTTGACCGTATTAAGAATGAGATTCATCAACGTAGAATCCCAACATCAACTGGTGGTTCATCGGTTATGGATGCTACATACAACCCATTATCAATGAACGAAGATTACTTCTTCCCGGTTACTGCTGATGGTCGTGGTTCAAGTGTTGACACACTTCAAGGTGGTCAGAACTTGGGTGAGATTGATGACTTGCGATACTTCAACAACAAACTAGCAAGAGGCTTACGTGTGCCGGCTAGTTACTTACCGCAAGGTCCTGAAGACAATCCAGTTGCACTAAGCGACGGTAGAGTTGGTACAGCGATGATTCAAGAATTCCGCTTTAACCAATACTGTGAACGCTTGCAAAAGTATGTTGGACAACGTTTGAATGATGAATTTAAATTATTCATGCGTTGGAGAGGCTTTAATATTGACGGTGGCTTGTTTGACATTAAGTTCAACGCTCCTCAAAACTTTGCTAGTTATCGTCAATCTGAACTAGATACAGCACGAGTTGCTACATTCCAAACAATGGAAGCATTCCCTTATATCAGCAAACGCTTTGCGTTGCAACGTTTCTTAGGATTAACTGAAGAAGAAATCGAAGAAAACAGCAAGATGTGGCACGAAGAACGTGACAAGCCTGAAGATAATGAAACTAAGGGCGGCGACTTGCGTAGTATCGGTATCAGTCCCGGTGACATTGATACTGATTTGGAAACGGCTGATAATATTGAAAACCCAGATGATGGTATGGATCAACCACCTGACATGGCTGCTGGGGTTCAAGGCCCAGAATCAATGCCAGCAGGTGGCGCGCCAGCAGGTGGTGCTGCACCAATGATGTAAGATAAATAAGAGTATGAAATTATTTGAAATGTTCGATGCAGCTATTCCTGGTTATCAAGACCAAGAAAAGGACAATACTCGTTTAAAGTGGAAAGAAACACGCAAGACGAAATTAACCCTACGCCAAATCAGAAAGTTACGTAAGATGATTGACGTTCGCAATTATGAGAAGTCACAGAATCTTAAAAAAGTTCGCAAACAGTACGAAATGCCAGTTGAACAACCAACAATGTAACAAATTTTGTATATCTTATACAAAAACGCAAAAAATGAGCACTTATTGTGCTCTTTTTTATGATACCCACTAAATAATTCTACAAGAGCCATTACTTAGGAGATTAAACAATGGATAATAAAAAATTTGAACAACTTATTGATTTGATTATCAATGAGAACGAAGAACAAGCTCGTGCTTTATTCCACGACATCGTGGTAGAGAAGTCACGTGAAATCTATGAGTCAATCATGGATGACGAAGAAGAAGAAACAGTCGAAGAAGGTTTCGGTGGTGAAGTTGCTGGCGACCAAGTCGGTGGTTTACTAGACGAAATCGATGCTGAAGAACAAGGCATGACTGAAGAAGAAGATGAATTTTCTGACATTGAAGTAGATGACACAGAAGGTTTAGAAGGCGAAGAAGAACTAGCTGGCGAAGAAAACTTAGAAGACCGCGTTGTTGATTTGGAAGACAAGTTAGACGAATTGATGGCTGAGTTTGAAGAACTAATGGGTTCTGAAGGCGGCGAAGAAGACTTCGGTGGCGAAGAAGACATGGGCGGTGAAGAAGGTGGCGAAGATTTCGGTGGCGAAGAAGACTTCGGTGGCGAAGAAGAACTAGCTGAAGCTGTTCAATTGCAAAAAGTTTCCGTAACACACGGTGACAATGGACAAAACACAAAATCACCAGTAGCAGGTAAGAATTCAAAGATTTCTGCTAACGGTGCTGGTACACAAAACATCGCTAAAGGTGGCGAGTCTTCAAAAGGCGGCACACAAGGTGGTTTGTTAAACCCAACAACTAAAGACTTGAAGGGCGCAGGCACTTTCAAGAATGCCCCAGGCAATAAGAATGTAGACCCAACAGCAGCACCAAAGCCAAAGCATGGTGATGACGGTCAAAATTCAAAGAGCCCATTGGCTAAATAAGGACACCTGAGATAATGGCTTTGTATCTTAAAGAGAACTTAACATTCGACCGTGCTAACATGGTCGTTGAAAGTGTTAAGGAAGACGGTGATAAGAAGTCCCTTTATATGAAAGGGATCTTCATTCAGGGTGGGGTAAAGAACGCCAATGAGCGTGTTTACCCTGTTTCTGAAATCGAAAACGCTGTCAATGCTCTGAACGAACAAATCACAACAGGTTACTCAGTTTTAGGCGAAGTTGACCATCCAGATGATTTAAAAATCAACTTGGATCGTGTATCACATATGATTACTCAAATGTGGATGGACGGTGCAAATGGATTCGGCAAGCTAAAGATTTTACCAACTCCAATGGGACAGTTAGTGTCTACAATGTTGGAGAGTGGTGTCAAACTAGGCGTATCTAGTCGTGGTAGCGGTAACGTGAACGACATGGACGGCCGTGTCAGTGACTTTGAAATAGTTACTGTGGATATTGTTGCTCAACCAAGCGCACCTAATGCGTATCCTAAAGCAATCTATGAAGGTATGATGAATATGCGTCATGGTCATAGAGTGTTGGATATTGCAAAAGACGCTCAGAACGACAAGAAAGTACAGAAGTACCTGCAAGAGGAAGTAACTCGCCTCATCAGGGACCTCAAAATTAAATAAGGGGATACCAGCATGTTAGATGCTATCAAACCATTGCTTGAAAGTGGCCTTATCAACGAAGAAACTTCTACTGCTTTGAACGAAGCATGGGAAATCAAGTTGAATGAAGCTAAAGAACAAGTACGTGCAGAACTACGTGATGAGTTCGCACAACGTTATGAACACGATAAGAACGTAATGGTGGAAGCCCTAGACAAAATGGTAACAGACGGTCTATCAGCAGAGATTGAAGAATTCAATGCTGAAAGACAAGCAATGAACGAAGACCGTGTAAGAGCACAAACTAAGCTACGTGAAAACGTATCTAAGTTCAATGATTTTATGGTAAAACACTTATCAGAAGAAATCAAAGAACTACGCTCTGAACGTAAGCTACAACTAGAAAGCCAACAAAAGCTAGAGCAATTTATTGTTCAAGCTCTTGCTCGTGAAATCAAAGAATTCTCACAAGATAAGCAGGCAGTTGTTGAAGCTAAAGTTAAGTTAGTTGCTGAAGGTCGTAAACAATTAGAAGCATTGAAGTCACGTTTCGTGAACGAAAGTGCTAAGAGAGTTAACGAATCTGTTGCTAAACATCTAAAGGGTGAACTAAGCCAATTGAAAGAAGATATCAAGTCAGCTCGTGAAAACGACTTTGGCCGTAAGATTTTCGAATCATTCGCTTCTGAGTTCTCAGTTACTCACTTAAATGAGAAAGCTGAAACACGCAAGTTGTTCGCACAACTTAAGCAGAAGGATGCTCAATTAGCAGAATCCACTAAACAAGTTAATGAAGCTAAGAAATTAGTTGAATCCAAAGAACGTGAAGTTCGTATTATCAAAGAATCCAATAGTCGTCAAAAAGCTATGGACGATTTGCTTGGTACTCTAAATGAGGAAAAAGCAAGCGTAATGCGTAACTTACTAGAAAGCGTCCAAACACCTCGTCTACAGGCCGCTTTCGATAAGTATCTACCAGCAGTGCTGAATACACTTAATGAGAAGAAGGAAACTAAAAAGCCCGTCTTGTCAGAGAGCAAAGCAGTTACTGGGGATAAATCTGCCACAAAGCAAGTTGAAGTCGAAGACCGTAGTAACGTAATTGACCTTAAGCGTTTGGCAGGGCTTTAAAATTAAAAGACATAATTTAGGAGAATATAAAAATGTCAAAAGTTCTATTAGAAAGCCGTTGGGACGAGACCAAAGAAGCCCTACTCGAAGGTCTTAAAGGTACTCGCCGCTCAACAATGGGTGTTATTTTAGAAAACACCAAGAAATCGTTATTAGCTGAATCTTCAGCTGGTACAACAACTGCTGGTAACGTAGCTACATTAAACCGTGTTATTCTACCAGTTATCCGTCGTGTAATGCCAACAGTTATCGCTAACGAGTTGGTAGGCGTTCAGCCAATGACAGGTCCAGTTGGTCAGATTCACACTCTACGTGTACGTTATGCAAACAGCTTGAACGATGGTTCAGCAGCCGGTACTTCTGTAACAGCTGGTGAAGAAGCATTGTCACCATTCAAGATTGCTCAAGCATACTCTACAACAACTAAGGGTGCTGGTTCAACAAACAGCTACACAGCCGCTAACACTTCTGCGTTAGAAGGCAACGGTGGTAATCAAATCAGCGTACAAATCTTGCGTCAAGCTGTTGAAGCTAAGTCACGTAAGTTGCAAGCACGTTGGACTTTCGAAGCTGCTCAAGACGCTCAATCACAACATGGTATTGACGTTGAAGCAGAAATCATGGCCGCTTTAGCACAAGAAATTACTGCTGAAATCGACCAAGAAATCTTGTTGAGCCTACACACATTGGCTACAACTGAGTACACATACAACCAATCACAAGTATCTGGTACTGCTACATTCGTTGGTGACGAACACGCTGCTTTGGCTGTTCTTATCAACCGTGTTGCTAACTTGATTGCTCAACGCACACGCCGTGGTGCTGGTAACTGGGCTGTTGTTTCTCCAGCTGCATTGACAGTATTGCAATCTGCAACTACTTCTGCATTTGCACGTACAACAGAAGGTACATTCGAAGCTCCTACAAACACTAAGTTTGTTGGTACATTGAACGGTGCTATGAAAGTGTTCGTAAACAGCTATGCTCAAGACGACACTCCAGTTCTAGTTGGTTACAAAGGTTCATCAGAAACAGATGCAGCGGCATTCTATTGCCCATACATCCCATTGATGAGTTCTGGTGTTGTTCTAGATCCAGGTACATTCGAACCAGTCGTATCATTTATGACACGTTATGGTTACATCGAGTTGACAAACACAGCATCATCTTTCGGTAATGCTGCTGACTACTTGGGTGAAATCGGTATCGGTACACTAACATTCCAATAATCTTGGAATAAAACTAATCAACCCTCGGGATGGGAAGTTACAATTAAGCACACTTCGGTGTGCTTTTTTGTTTCTGATGATAAATACTATCATGCATCTTATGATGTAAACATTAAAGGAAAACAAAATGGCATATACTAATAAAGCACACGGTGTTACATTACCAACATCAACAATTCAAGGTCGTGAATTCTTCTGGGTTATGATTGACGCAAACGTTGATATCGAAACAGATTTTGACACAATTGGTAGCAACTTTCAGAAGTTAATTACTGCATTGCAACAAGTTGCAGAAATGCACATCATCGGTCGCCCAAATGGTCAACTAGTGACAATTGCATTGTCAATGAACACAACACCTGGATCAGGTGAGTATAGTTCAACTTCTATCGGCGCATTAGAAACAGCTATTGATGATTCAACTGGCTGGTCAACTTCTGTGTATGACGCACAACTAGATGGCAATAACATCAACTCTGACTATTAATCACTAACGTGATCCAAAAAAGGTACATTCGTGTACCTTTTTTTACGGCTGTAAGATGCTATTATGGTAAAATGATAAATAATAGATAAGATAATATTTGGGACCATACATGGCAGCAGATGCATTTAACTCAGTCGGTGGATACACAGTTGGAATACCTCCTTATCAAGTAATTGATGAGACGGGTAACATAACCACTACTCTACTAACTGTTACAGATATAAATGGCTCTGGCAACGTTACAATCTCTGGCAACATTGTTGCTGGTAACTTGATTGGAAATATTGTTGGTAACATCTCTGGTACTATTACAGCACCGGGCTTTGATACTCAAGTCTTATACAACAGTAACGGGGAAGTAGCCGCATCTGATGCGTTTACATTTGATTCTTCTGTTAACTTAGTAACAATCACCGGTGATTTAGTTGCAAACAGTTTTACAATTGGCTCAGGTACTAACCAGTTTAGTACAGCTAGTGTATTGTTTGCAACTACAACAAACAATGCAGTGAATCAACCATTGCACAGATCCAGAATTGATGATATTTGTTCTATCGACTATACAATCATTGCTACTGACAGTTCTAATAACCGTCAGATTAGTAAACTGTTTGCAGGTGTGATGGGTGATGAAGTTAGTTACTTTGAATACGGTACAATTGACGTTCCGCAAGAAAGCCCTGGTGTAGGTGATTTCAAAGTTGTATTTGACGCAGGTGATGTGGTACTGACAGTGAACCCTGTTTCTAGTCAGTTGACAAATTATAAGATAATGATTACTAGCTATAAAGCATAAGGAAAAAAGAGATGGCAATTAGAACATTTAACTCAGTCGGTGGTTTCTCAGTAGGTGAAATCCCCGCAAATATAATTTTAGCAAACGGTGATATTACCACTACTCACGCAACGCTGACTGGTAACCTAACTGCCGCTAACGTTAAAACAGACCATTTGCTATATGCAAACGGTACACCGTGGGACTTGCAAGAGGCTGCTGGTGTAACCGGTGAGATTCAGTTTAACAGTAGTAACAACTTTGCGGCAAGTGGTAACTTAACGTTTGTTGATGCCGTAGGTGGTAGTCCAGCACAATTTACAGTTGTTGGTAATATTCAAACTACTGACTTTGTAGTTACTAACAATGCAGAGATTCAAGGTAACATTACTGCTACTAATTTCATTGGTAACGTTGTAGGTAATATTAGTGGTAATATTACTGTTGACGGTGGCTATGATACTGGTGTAGTATTCTTAGATGGCGACGTAATCAACTCAGTTGACGCATTCACATTTAATAAATTAAGTAACGTAGTTACAATGGCTGGCGACTTACATGTTGCTGATGTTGAAGCTGGTAACTTAGTACACGCAAATTACTTCAAGGGTGTATTTGATTCTACGAGTTCAAGTCAGCCAAACATTCACTCTTTGGGTGAGTTGACTGGTTTATCTGTAAACGGTTATGCTAACGTAAAAGATTTAAAAGCAAATGGTATTGTTAAGTTTACTGATGCTCAGTTCTCTAACACAGCTATTCCATTCTTCTCATCAGGTGGTCAAGTTGTTGCAGATACAACAAACTTCAACTACGATGATGATTTAACACAATTAAACGTACCTAACGTAAGTGCAGATAAGCATATTTTCACAACAGGTTTGTCAGCAAGTATCTTATACTTAGATGCTGATAACGTTGCTGTAACTGATGAAGATTTCAACTATGATGCAGATCCAGTTGCACAAACATTGTATGTTCCAAAGATTGTTGCATCTGGTTTAATTACTGGTGGTCATTTCTTTACTACTGGTCACGCAAACATCGGTGATTATGCAAACGTTCATGGTAACATCAATGCTTATGCTAACATCAATGTTGACCAAAACATTGTTGCTACTGGTAACTTGTCTGTTACTGGTTGGGCTAATATCACATCAAACGCAAACGTTGGCGCAGAGTTTGGTGTAGTTGGTAACGCAAACGTTACTGGTAACATCAATGGTTCTACAAACTTAGTAATTTCTGGTTTAGCAAATATTACCGGTAACATCAATGCTTCTAATAGCATTAACGTTACTAACATTGCTAATGTTGCACAATTGAAGGTTAGAACTGATGTTGATTCAAACTTAATTCCATCAGCAAACGCAACATACAATTTGGGTTCTGATACTAAACGTTGGAAAGATTTATACTTAGATGGTTCTACTATCTATTTAGGTAACACACAACTTTCATCAGTTAACGGTAACTTAGTTACTGCATTTGCTAACATTACTAGTAACTTAGTTGCAGGTAACTTACACGTTACTGGTGTTTCTAACTTAGACGATGACGTTACAATTACTGGTAACTTGACTGTTGGTGGTACAACAACATACATTAACGTTACTAACTTATCTATTGAAGATCCGTTATTAACAGTTGGTGGCGGCTTAAACGGTGGTAATGCATCAAGTTATGACGGTAAAGACCGCGGTCTATTGTTACATAACTATGACGCAGCTAATGATGTGCCTGTCAATCAATTCTTTGGTTGGGATTCAAGCGCACATGAATTCGTTGCAGTAGCGAATGTTACTGATACGACCGGTGAAGTTATCGATTGGGATGTAGGTGGCCTAGCAAATATTCGTGCCCAAAATTTTATTGCTGAGAGTACGTTCGAGGGTGTATTTGGTGCTTCATCAAGTTCTCAACCTAACATTCATACAATCGGTAACTTAACTAATGCTAATATCGATGGTAATTTAAAAGTAACATTAACTGCTAATGTAGGTACATTGATTGCTAGTGGTATGACGTACCCAACATCTGATGGTACTAATAGACAAGTAATTAGTACTGACGGTGATGGGGCATTGTATTGGGCTACTATCGACACATTTGAAATAGCAAATGGTACAAGTAACGTAACAGTTCATGGACCTGGACCAGACTTACCAAGTGACCCGGGTGGCAATGTTACAATCAGTGTCGGCGGTGAAAGTAATGTAGTAGTAGTCACAACTGATGGTGCAAACATTGATGGTAACTTAAACATTACAGGATCATTTAACGCAGGTGCAGTAACATTAACTGGTGTTGAGTTAGATGGTACATCTATCAAGGCAGCGACACTAACGACT